GCAACAGCAGCTTGAAGGTCGGCTGCGTAAGCCATTGGCGTAGGGTTGGATGATTCGGTCTTAACGTAGTTAAATGCTGCCCCTAACTGGTTGTAATTGGGCACGTTATAGTCGGCTGATTCAAGAACCGTTCTAACGGCGCTACTTAAAACAATGTTGCAAACGTATTGGCTGGGAAATTGAATACTGATTTGATAAGTTTGGTCAGGGAAAATTTGACCACTTAAAAACCGTTCAACACGGCGTTTTAGCCAACGAATTGTGAATTGGTAACCGTCACCCTTAAACGTGTTCCATTGCACAATGCGTTGAAAAATAATATCAGTTGGGTTAAATGTCTTGGCATTTTCAATTAGCTTGTATTCTTCAAGCCGCTGGACATTCATGCCATAAGTGTTGTAAGGGCCAACAGGTCTAAAAGTGCCGCTAGAAAGCGGTTGACGAAAAACACCGTAAATACCTGCCGCACACCAATCCAATAAGTCGCCGTTTTGATTCAAAAAAATAGGCAATTGAACGCTGTTTATGGCGTCCAAATTTTGCTGACTTAGCTGGTTATATGCCTCAAAGAATGCGTTGATGTTTTCATCAGACGCATATTGCTGATAAGGATAGGCGGGTATCTGTTGCGTTAACATATTAGCCTTGAACCACAGTTATGCCGCTTGATTGAGCCAAGAAAAAGCCTTCTGGGTCGCCAGCAAACAAAACGCCAGAGGGTTCAACACCCATACCGTTAATTTGCACGGTAAAGGTTAAATTTGCCAAAGTCGTAGGGTCTAAGATGCTTGCAGTTGCTTCTATAAAAGTCTGTTGCAGTTCCAGCAAGCTCATGGTCTTGCCAACATAAATGCTGTTTACATAAGCCGCAATAGCCGGTTGAGCCGCAGCTGTGACCACAGAATTTGCCACAAAGTTTGAGCCAGCAATGGTAGTCCAGTTGACCGTCATAGTGACATTCTGAGCCGTAGGAATCACATACTTAATGGTGTAGGCATCAGGATAGTCATTGATTGTGATAGTTTCTGTGGAGCCAATGCTGGCCGCACCTTGCAAATCAAGAATGTTGAACATTGATTGATATATGGCATTTGCCACTGCATAGGGGTCACCACCACCTACCAAAATTTGCCAGCCAGCAGAAACTTGCCTAAACGAAATCAATCGGGCTTGAACGCCGGTAACATTTTGCAAAGCAGTCCGAACCAGAGTGCCAATGCCAGTAGAAACGGCTTGACCAGCTTGAATAACTTGAGCTTGATAATCAGCCAAAGATTGAGCGGCAGCGCCCGGAATGCCTGTATTGGGATTGGTGCAAGTTACGTTAATTCCGAATGGAACGGATGTAATTAGTTGTTGGACAGAATTTGCCGTAATTGCCCAAGAGCCGGACACAGTAGCCAAGCAATACAAAGCTGGCGTCACTCCAAATTCATTGATGATGCCACCGTCTTGCACAGTGTATTGATAAGTGCCATCAGATACCGTAAAACCAACATTGATAACAAATCCGGGCGTTCCAGAAAAAACAACGTAAACCGAAGTATTGCTGCCAATGCCTTGTTGCACGCCGTACACGTTGCCAAGTTGATAGAGAATTGGTGCGTTTGCCGTATAGGGGCTTACAGAGTTAACAAGATCAACCAACGCTGATTGTGCAACCGCTAGAGAGCCAGCGGAAGTGGCGTTCATGTCTCCAATAAGATTAGCAGGTAGGCTTGTGATGCCGGGAGACAAAGACTCTGCAATAGCAAATGCTTCTGCTGCCAAAGTTGCCGGTGGCGTGACTGTGTAAGGGTTTGTAAGTTCAATGGTCATGACTTTTACCTCAGGTTGCTATTGTGGCTTGATAGATAGTGCCAGACAACAAAATTGCGTTAACTTGGTACTTTGGGTTTAAAGTGCTGGGTATTCTCGTAATCACCAAATTGGCGAAATACTGAGAGAACTGACTTTGCGTCAATGCCATAGCTGAATCAGGCGCAATTTGTGTTTGAACAGATTGAATAGCTGGAATTCCTCTATTGGCGTAAAAAGGGTTTTCGCCTTGATTGAGGAGCAAAGTTTCGACCAGCTCTGTAAGCCAGACGTAGCCATTCTCGCCATTGGCGTCAGTTTGAACCTCGACCCAATTTCCATCGGCATCTGTGCCGTAAGTTCTCATGCTACACCTCCACTAACGTCAGAACCAGCCTTAACACCGCTATGTTTGTGTGCAAGGTAGGCTTTTCCGTTAATAATTAAAGTTCCGTTAATGTTTACGTTTGTTCCGTCTAGGGTGATTGAAGTGCCGCCAAGAGACAGCGTAATCAATGAATTGCCTATTGTCACTTTTGCATTGCCGTTTGCCGAGCGCAGCCGGTAGGCAGTCGTATCGTCAACAGTCCATTCAGAATTGCTAATTGGAACGAAAAACAATGCGCCTAAATTGCTTGGCGGTGTCAATGGTGCTTGACCTGTCCCGAGGCCGCTAATGCCCCCCAGACGGACTGAAGCTGATACAGCCACACCTTTGTCGCCTACTTGAACCGGCATCTGTGCATACAAACTTTCGGCTATGGGCATGGTAACTTGCGGAATAGTGAACCCGCTGTTTTGCACTACCTCAAAGTTGACAGTGACAATGTTTTTATCTACGGCAACAACTGAGCAAGGCAGACTTTGCCCTTGGATGTTGTAGTTTTCGTCAATCGTTCTTTGCGTAAACGCATTGATTGTTTGACCAAATGGGGTTTTTGTTACGTTGCCTGACATTTATGACCCCGTACTTATGTAAGTGCAATTGACCACCGTTTTCCAACTATTTCCGTCAAGCTGGCGTGAGTTGCCAAGATGCCTGATGCGTTGAATTTGCAAAGATGTGGTGCTATCAAAAGCCGAATCGTTGCGGTAGATGGAGTAACTTTGAGCCGTATTGATTGGGTTTGTATAGGGAGGCAAAGTAAGGAAGTCGCCCACCTGTAAGTCAGCCCTTAAAACCAAATCCATTTGAATTTCGTTTTGTTGTATCCAAGTTGGTTGAGATACAAAGTCGTTCAAATCTATTTGCGTGGCTTCGTTTACGTTTTTGGTGTTGTCAAAAACAGCAATGTTGCCTTGGTTATTGACTATCTGGACACCGTTGTAGGACGGATTGTTGATAATTTTGAGCGACTGAGCGTAAACGTACTTACCCAAAGAATTTAAGTCTATGTAAAACCCTGGTTGGTTTTCGGTAAAAACAAGATCAGGGCTAATGTTGATTGTTGGCGATTTCTTAAAAACAAGGGTCAGCACTTGGTTAAGTGCGGCCTCCATTGTTTGTCCCTTAATCCAATTCCAGCTTAAGTTCAACGGCGCATTAGGTGTGCCGCCACCAGCGTAAACCAGAATATCTAGGCTAAGTTGCGTTCCCTGCCAATTGCCAAACGCTTGCAGGACGCTGCCCACAAACATCAAACCTGCTTGGCTTGCGTTTGCAAGGGGTAGGCCTTTGTTCAATCCAGCCGAAAATTGAATCTGTTTATTTGTCCAATTCTTGGTGGCCGAAATGTCAGAAAAGTTAACGCCCCATACTTTTATGTATGTGCCGCCCATAGGTGAATTGTAGGAAGCAACAGGTATGTCGAACTCAATCTTGAGCGCAGCGCCGTTGTTTATGCCGTTGACGGTTCCATCAACAGTGCTGGTGTATTGCTGAAGAACTTTGCCCGAACCTGAACCATCAGGGTTTATATCGACAATTTTTAAGTCGTAATACCGCATTAGCCCACCTCAATAAACTGGGTGCTGGCTCGATAAATAATTGGTGTTTTAAAGTATCCTGCGGCCAAATTGATGTCATAGCCAACAGGAGATGCAATAAACGGAACATTGAATTTGACGTTACCCACCAAATCGGTGCAATACAAATAGTATCTTTGACCAAACAAATTCCAGTTCACCGTTAAAGCATAGGTGACACCATCCAACACGGCGTTGAATTGAAAATTTGCTGTGTTAGAGGGTTGGAATTTAATGTAAGTCGTCATGTTCAGCTAGGCGCATACACGCTGGTGTTGTAGTTTGGCTGTCCAGTAACTGGCAACTGCTTTGTCCATCGAGACATGGCCGATGTTTGAATGCTTTGCGACTGCGCTTGAGTAATCAATGGAACATAAAAGTCCCATTGATAAATGCTTTGGACTTGTTTGGTGTCAGAGCCAGTAATGTCTTTGAGCGATGTAAGCAAGCATCCTTGATACACATAAGCTGGAGTATGCACCTCAAACCACCCGCCTTGAAGGATGTGGTTGTCCAAAGTGTTTTTCAGCGATGTCATGATGTTTAACTTATTGGAATAAGTATTTCCAAAAGTAGTCTGCGCTGGGCATTGCATCATGAGGCTGATGTTGAGCGGCTGTTGCACCGTAGCGTTGGCTGCAACAGTCAAAGCGGCAAGCGGATATTCTGCGACACCCCAAGATTCCAATGTGCTTCCGGGCATTGGCCGAAACCGAGCAAAGTAATCATTGGCGTTAGCTGGTGTATTCCCATTTTGGGTGTAGTCAGTAATGGGCGCACGACCGCCACTTTGAGCTATGCCGTTAATCAGAAAGATTGGGCAAAGTTCGTAGTTTTGCTGAAATTGTGCAAGTCCAGATGAGATCATTGCGCTGTCCCAAGTTGAGAGGCAGAAACAACTGCGCTGCCACCAGTATTGTTGTTGATGGAAATGGCAATAGCGTTGCGTTGTGCAAGCTCACCAGTTCTATCTTGCGGACGTTCAGAGGCCAAATAAGCGGCTGTTGCCTGTGTTGGCGATACAGCACTCTTGAGCATTTCTCCGTATCTAATTTCTTTGTTTTGCAACTCGTACAGCACGAACTTCATTTGTTCTTCAATCGTTGATTGCTTGATTGAATGACCAAATGCTTTGGCAAAGTCCTCTTGCCTGTCTTTGTGCCATTGAGCGATACCGTAGGCTTCGTATTCGCCGGTCTTTTTGTTAAGGTCGCCTTGAGCGGTAGGATTTAGGCCGCTTTCACGCTGAAGATTGGCAACAATCCCGATAGCTTGATTGCGTGTTAAACCTTGCTGCTGGAAAAAGCCAAGAGCTGTTTCTATTTTTCTGCTTTGGTCTGCATTGAAAGAGACTTTCTTTGCGGCAGGTTCGTTTTTATCGGGTTTGGTTTCGTCAGCGCCCCAAAGCTGATTGTTCTTTTTTATGAACCAATCGAGCCAAGGCGAAACCTCTATGTCTTTACGGCTTAAGTTTTCTTTGGTCGGAACATGGTCTGCAATCCAAAGCATGGCGTTGGTAATCTTTTTGACGCCATTTAGGAATGCTTGTATGTCTTCTTTAAATTCTGTGGACGATAAATATTTGGCGAAATCCCTGATCTTGTCGGCCAGTTCATCCATCCATTTTTTGAATTCATCGCTTTCGAGCAGCGTTTTAAAGAAATCAGCCACAGCTGCCGACAAAGCTGGCAAACGTAACATAATGGGCTGCAAGCCCTTGACAAGAGCCGTTTCAATGACCTGACCGGCATCGTGCAAAGCGACCATAAAGTCTTGAATTACTTTATCTTCTTGGTCTAAGGTCGTGTACTTAACGATGTTTTGGGCAAACTTTTTCATTGCCTCGTTAAGCTCTTTGCCCGAATCCTTCAAAAGAACACGCATGTCATTTGGCGACAATCCAAACTCTTGCAGGTTCAAAGATTGATAAGCAGCTTGATTTGCGCCACGTTTTTGGAATTCAGCGATGATTTTAGGCAGCAGCTGAGGTAGCAGGTCTGCCGGAGACTTGCCATAACCCGTTAATCCAAACTGAGCAAAAGCGTATGCCTTGCTTCTGTCGGTGGCCAGATTAGCCAAGCTATTCAATACTGCTTTGGTATCAAAATAACGGTTGAAGCTGACTTCAGCGGCTCTTAGTTCGCCGGTAGTGACGTTAAGACCTTGTGCTTCTTTTCTTCGGCTGCTTACTGATTCAGCAAAAGCCCCCAATCCAAAACCACCGCCAATAGCGCCAAAAGCAACCCATTTGGCTGCGTTGAAAGCAATGTTGGTGAAATTGCTGGCAACTTGACCCGACCACCTAGCCATTTCTTTCATGGCTTCGATATTGTCGTGAAGATTATTCTTCAAGTCCTTCATTGCCTTGGTGAATTTCTCCCAAGCGACATTGGCTTTTTGTGCAGATTTAGCGCCCTCGCTGCCCAAGTCTTTGACACCCTTGGTGGCGGCGCTAACGCTGTCTTGGAATTTTTTGAACGATTCAGCAAAACGCTTAAAACTAGCGTCTTCAACGTCTATCGTTAGGACTGATTTTGCTGTTGCCATGTCGTGATTCTCTCACCTTTGACTAAAAAAAGCGACCCGAACGCAAAGCCATCAGTATATGGCGCTGCTTGAATTCTTGAGAGTCTTTGTATGGCCCTTCATGTTCCTTCATCAGCGCCCCGAACCC